AGTTCTCGCACATCGTTCACGGAAAAAATTCCGTTCTGAATGCCGGTCGAATAACCGTTCATGCGGCTCTGATAGTCTCCACGCAGGAGTCCGTCTACATTAAAGCGGATGAAGTAGCTTTTCTTTCCCTCCGGAGAGAGGAGCGAGCGCTGCATGGATTGTTCCCAGCGCACAAGCCATGGCTCCAGCGTATAGGTGACGAACTCCAGACTCTGGTGTTCAATGTTCGAGAAGGTCGCGTGTTCGAGGTCGCCGATCATGTGTGGCGGAATGCGGAAAATCCTCGCAATTTCGTCCAGCTGGAACTTGCGCGTTTCAAGAAACTGCGCCTGCTCCGGACTGATGGAAATCGGCGTATAGGTCATGCCTTCTTCCAAAATGGCGACCTTATTGGAGTTTGAACTTCCGCCGAAGCCTGTTTCCCAAGAACTTCTTATTTTCTCCGGGTCTTTCACGACACCCGGCATAGACAGGATGCCGGAGGGATTCGCCCCGTTTTTAAAGAAGGCCGCGCCATATTCCTCGGTCGCCATCGCCATGCCGATGGAGTTCTTCGCCATCGCGATCGGCGAATATCCGACCAGACCGTCAAAGCCGAGACCGGGAATATGCAGCACGTCGGAAGGCGTGAGCCTGACCGTCCCGGCCTTCATCGTCGGAGCATCGGATGTACTCATCTGATATTCGTAGTACAAATGTCCGTTTTCATCCCGGTCGACACGCATCCGGTTTGCCATGAGCGGATAGAGCGCGACGACCTCGCCGCGGCCGTTCCGTATGATCTGTGCGTAAGCGTTGCCCCAAAGTAAAAGGTGTGTCATGAGTGTTTCCCGGAAGATGAACGAAGTCATTTCCGGGTTCGGTTCGTCATGAAGCAGCGGATACAGCGGGTGGTCGATAGCCTTTTCCTTGCTGTTTTTGTCTGTATAGCGGTAAAGGTGCAGCGGAAGGCTTGCAATGGCTTCCGAAAGGACGCGGACACAGGCGTAGACCGCCGAAATCTGCATGGCGGACCGCTCCGTCACGGCTTTGCCGGAAGAACTGCTTCCGAAGTAGTAACGATAGCCACTGCCGTTTGTGGAGTCTTTAGGCTTATCACGTGACCGGAAAAGGCCGGATAATATGCCCATAAGTATTCACATTCTTTCCTATAAATTGGCATAAGAAAAGCACCTACCTTTCGGCAGATGCTTTAGAAGCCCTGATGCGATGTTAAAACTTTTCTTTGTATTCTGGTTTGACCGCGACATATTTTGCCAGACCCATTCCCTTGCTTACTTCAGAGTGATAGGAATCCGGTATTTGTGCTGCACGTACAACTTCAGTTGCTTTAATATTACTCTTGCGCATTTCGCCTGCATACATGACACCGAAAAGATGAATCATGGTACTTTTATTCGCACCATTGGTTTCATACATTTTACGCAGTTTGCTTCCCAATTCAACAATGGTCATTTGAATACCTCCCTGGCAAATTATTATAACAGAATCATACCACAAAAGGAGTGATTGTGGTATGACTTTGAGATGTCAAACATGATATTTAACTATAGCAATTTTCCATATAAAGAGGAAAGTGGCGATTGACCATTTGCTGTAGCCATTGTTTTGCAGTAAATGATGTTGCCGTTAGAATCTGCAACTTGATTTTCCCGTTTAAAAGTTTCGTTGCTATAATAGTTACTACACATGATTGCAAATCAGATAAACAAAATGCCTCTGTCATCGTAAACAGAAGCGCCGTTGTCATTGCCGCAACGGATTGCACGGTCGAGCGCCATGATCATTGCAATCGCACCATCGATTTTCTCTGTGCTTTTTTCCTTGTCCGCCTTGATGTTCCCGGCAGGGTCGGTGCGGATGAAGATGTTGTCCATCATCCAGCGGAGCACCGGGTGGCCACCGTGCGCGATGCGTTTTTCCAGCGTGAGCTTCATGAGTTCCTTGGTCGGCGGCGACATATCCTTGAAGCCCTGCCCGAATGGAACAACCGTGAAACCCATACCTTCGAGGTTCTGAACCATCTGGACGGCTCCCCACCGGTCGAAGGCGATCTCCCGGATATTGAAGTGCTCACCCAGACGCTCGATGAACTTTTCGATGTAGCCATAGTGGATGACATTGCCTTCTGTGGTTTCGAGAAATCCCTGCTTCTCCCAGACGTCGTAGGGCACGTGGTCGCGCCGGACACGGAGGTCGAGCGTTTCTTCCGGCACCCAAAAGTATGGGAGAACCATATATTTGTCATTCTCATTTTTCGGTGGGGAAACCAGAACAAACGCTGTGATGTCGGTCGTAGAGGAGAGGTCGAGGCCGCCGTAGCAGACACGGCCTTCGAGGCTTTCCTCGTCGACCGGGAACGCACAGGCGTCCCATTTGTCCATCGGCATCCAGCGGACAGCCTGCTTAACCCACTGGTTTAGGCGGAGCTGCCGGAACGCGTTTTCCTCGCCGGGATTTTGCTTTGCCGATTCACAGGCTGCTTCAACTTTATCGATGCCGACTGTAATGCCGAGCGACGGATTCGCTTTCTTCCAGATCTTCGGGTCTGTCCAGTCGTCCGTTTCGGCGGCACCGTAGATGACAGGGTAGAATGTCGGGTCAACCTTCCTGCCGTCAAGGATATCCTGCGCCTTCTGATGGACCTCGTAGCAGATCGTATTTGTATCATTCCCGGCAGTCGTGATTAAAAAGTAAAGCGGCTGCATTCTGGCGTCGCCGGAACCTTTCGTCATAACATCAAAGAGCTTCCGGTTCGGCTGCGTGTGCAGTTCATCAAATACGACGCCGTGGACGTTGAACCCGTGCTTTGAGTACGCCTCGGCGGAAAGCACCTGATAGAAGCTGTTCGTAGGCTGGTAGATAATCCGCTTTTGAGAAGCAAGAATTTTGATGCGCCGGTCGAGCGCCGGGCACATCCGAACCATATCGGCGGCGACGTCGAACACGATGGTTGCCTGCTGGCGGTCAGCGGCACAACCGTAGACCTCAGCGCGTTCCTCTCCGTCGCCGCAGCAAAGGAGCAAGGCGACCGCAGCAGCGAGCTCAGACTTTCCCATCTTCTTGGGAATCTCAATGTAGGCCGTGTTAAACTGCCGGTAACCGTTTGGCTTCAGAATGCCAAATAGGTCACGGATGATTCGTTCCTGCCAGTCGATGAGCTCGAAAGGCTTTCCCGCCCATGTGCCCTTGGTATGGCAGAGCTGCTCGATGAACGTCACAGCGTAGTCCGCCATAGCCTTGCTGTAGGCGGAACCTTTTGCCATGAAGCGGGTTGGCTTGTAATGTTTCAGTTTTCTCATTGCCACGGCGGCATCCTCCTTTCAAGGCAACATAAAAGGCCGCCTGTCGATGTATTAGACTGGCGATCCTCACAAATCTATGTTGGTACGAGAGAAAGAGCCGTACGGCTTCTTCTTTCGGAATATTTCTATTCATGTTCAGTTATATTTCTTTACCAAAATCGCATAGGCAAGCTGCGCGGCTTCCGTTTCCGGTTCCATATCCCAGCCCCGGTCGTAGTTGGCGATGACCTCGCCGTTCTCTTTCAGCATGAGCTTCGAGATCCTGCCTTCGTTTTCAATTCCGTACTGGCTGCCCTGCTCGTAGTGCTTGACCCAGTAGTGAATGATGTGATTTCCGATTTTTAGGCTTCCTTTGCTCCACATGGTCTTTTCCCTCTGTTTTATTCAGATGTGTTTTCCTTTTTGCATATACATATATCACTCTGAAGGGAACGAATAGCAAGCGGATTCCGGAGAATTCTATGCGAGAAGTCAAGCCTTTTAGGAACGGTAAAATTGTGTAGTTTACGCTTCGCCTGTGAGAATGAAATGCACATATTCCTTGCGGTGTTCCTCAAGGAAAAGCATCAGCTCATAGAAATCACGTTTGTAGGCAAGGCGCTGGACGGCGTTTACGTCGAACATATTTGTAAGGCCGGTGTTCTGAATCGCGAGAATCTGTTCCTTAATTTTCTCAGTCATCGGAATCCACCACCTTCCGCACGATGTCGACGCCGTAGATTACGTTGAGGCTGGAGCCGTTATTCCATTTCACGAGGAGGGAGCCGGTGTCGTCGACTCCAGTGACTATTCCTCTGGTGCCGATGGGCGGTGCCTGAACATCGTCCATCCGAAGGAGTTCCACGCGGCATCCCACTGGGAATTGCCGCTTCACCTTTCCGACCGTTTCTTTATTTGGAAATTTCATCGTCAGTTACCTCTTTTTTTGCCCCGTTCCTGAAACTCGAATTTCCTGTCAGGTTCTTCAGCAGAATCTTTCTCTCCTGCTTGTATTCTGGTCCTATGAATCCGAGCCGCAGAAGGAAGCAGCGGAATGCGTATTTCTCGTTGTCGGCCGGGTGTTCGGTACTGCTTACCCGTTTCTGGTCTTTCGATAGCTTGCAGAGAGCGGCAATGAAATGGGTGTATGCTTTGGCCACATCCGATCCAGGCATTTCCGGAAACCATGGGAATGAAACTTTATTCTTACCGATTTCAACCGGCATGTCGTCAATTTCAAGTGCCTTCTTGATAAGCGCACCTTTCGCCTTGAGCAGGTTCGTCAGGTTGCCGGTTGAGACCGCCGCCAGCGGAACCGAAATCGTAAGGCCCATGTTTTCGCCCTGTCCGGCGCCATCCGCCGTTTCAGACTCTTCTCCGGACGTTTCCCCGACTTTGGCAGTGAAGCCACGCTTGTCAAGCTCTTTGATAAGGTTCTCGGTTTTTTCGCTATCTGTTCTGTTGCCGAACTCCAGTGTTCCGTTCCGGTCGACTGTGAAACAGCCGACTTTGTAGGATGCCGTTGGCATTCCGAGGTATTCTGCCTTTTTTCCTGTGAGCGTGGCAATGACGTTGACTAAGGACTTCCTGTCTTTTCCTGTTACGTTGTAATCTACTTTCATTGGTATTTACCTCCTTCGTTTTGGTATGTACATCTATCACTCAGAAGGCCTTATTTATCAAGCAATTTGGGGCATTTTGTGCTGTAGAATATCGCCGAATTGCCGGGAGAAAATTTGTGTGTTATACACCCTCGGTTTCAACGTCTTTGACGAGGTCGGAATAAGGAATCTTCTCGCCGCGGCGTTCTACATACACATTCTCGGCATCTTTCGTATCTTCCACATACCGGCGGAGGATAACAGAGGCGTACTTCGGGTCAAGTTCCATCATGTAGCAGATCCGATTCAGCTTTTCGCAGGCCATGAGCGTGGAACCAGAACCGCCGAAAGTATCGAGGATGATAGCGTTCTCTTGGCTGGAATTCTGGATCGGATAGCCAAGAAGGTCGAGCGGTTTGGAAGTCGGGTGATCTTTATTTCGTTTCGGTTTATCGTAATTCCAGATGGTCGTCTGCTTCCTGTCAGCGTACCACGGGTGTTTTCCATTCTGCAGAAAGCCATACAAAATCGGCTCGTGCTGCCATTGATAATCGGAGCGACCGAGTACGAGACTGTTCTTTACCCAAATGCAGACACCCGCGAGGTGAAAGCCTGCATCAATGAAGGCCTTACGGAAGTTAAGACCTTCCGTGTCAGCATGGAACACATAAGCCGCGCCGCCTTTTTCGAGGTGGTCAGCCATGTTTTTGAAAGCAGAGAGCAGGAAGTTATAGAATTTCTCGCCCTTCAGGCTGTCGTTTTCTATCGTGAGACCATCCGAGGCTTTGAAGGAGACTCCATAGGGCGGATCGGTTACGATGAGGTTCGCCCTCTTGTCGCCCATGAGCGTGTTCACGTCATCAGCCAAAGTAGCGTCACCACACATGAGGCGGTGTTTTCCGACTGTCCAGACGTCGCCGCGTTTAACGAAGGAAGCCTTCTCCAGTGCAGCGGTCAGGTCGAAGTCATCGTCCTCGGCATCCTTTTCGGAACCGCCGTTCATGAGCTTTGAAAGCTCGTCATTGTCAAATCCGAGGAGCGAGAGGTCAAAGGACTCATCCTGCAGGTCGGACAGTTCAACGGAGAGCATCTCTTCGTCCCATCCGGCGCCCAGCGCGAGCTGGTTATCCGCGAGGATATAGGCCCGTTTCTGAGCATCCGTCAGGTTTTCGGCAAAGACACAGGGAACGGTGGTATAGCCTTCCTCACGTGCCGCCTGCACTCTGCCGTGGCCGACCAAGATGTTGTATTTGCTGTCGATGACGGCGGGAGAGACAAAACCGAACTCCCGAAGGCTGGCTCTCAGTTGCGCAATCTGTTCTTTTGAATGCGTCCTCGCATTCCGGGCATAGGGCACCAGTTTATCGATCGGTACCTGCTCAAATTTGGTTGTATCCATTTATATTCCCTTTCTGGCGCGAAGCAATCGTTCCATGACGTCATCTTGCGGATTGAGGCCACCGTATTCTGTTGAGCAGTTCTCCTTCACGATCTGGAAGATTTCATCCCACAAGCGGTTGGCCTGATTCATGTAATTGATGCCGATGTTAATGAAGGGAGAAGGGATCGGCTTGCCGGTCGTCGGATGCTTCGAAAGATATCCGAGCTTCGTCGTTATCTCTTCACACTGAATCCATCTTGCGGAACACATAGCGTAGCGTTCCAAGAGCTGGGGCGAAACCTTCTGCGCGACACCGATTTTCTGGAGCCATTCCCAAGTTTCCCGGTAGATTCCACCGGCTTCGAGCGTCGAGCCGTCATGCTGCTTGGCAGAAAGGAAGTCGTGCGGCGTTGGCATGTCGGCACCTTCCATCTCCGGGATATCCAGCACCTCAAGCGGTCTGCCGCCCGGATTTCCATGCGCAGCTTTCTCGGATACTGCAGATTTTTTGCGTCCAGCACCGGGACGTCTGCCGCCGCGACCTCCTGTATTATTCGATTTCGTCGGCATGCTTTCACCGCCTTCCTTTATTACCCTTTTGAATACGCTTTTTTCGCGCGCGTGACCCCACGGCCGCTCCCCCACACGGCTGGCGTTGAGATTTCGACCGCCCCTACCGGTCAGGCCAGCGGTCGCCCATCTTTGCAGTGATCCTCGAATGGCATGCATGGCATAAGGCTTCGAGGTTACTATCAACGTGGGTTCCGCCATGCGAAAGCGGCAGGCGGTGATGCACCTCGGTTGCAGGAGTATAGACGCCGTGCTTCAAGCACTCCTCGCAGAGAGGATGGGAGACAATATATCTGTCGCGTATGCGTTTCCAAGTCCGACCGTATCGCTTCTTCTCGGCGGGATCGCGATCGTACTGCTCGTACTGCTTGTTGACGAGCTTTTGGTGCTCCTCGCAGTAGCGGCCGGACACAAGCTTTGGGCAGCCGGGGTAGCAGCAGGGCGTCAAAGGTTTATGCGGCATAGCCGCCTCCTTTCCCAGGCAAAACAAAAGCCCTCACGGGTTTGACTCCGTGAAGGCTTCGTCGTTTTACGACTTTCTATGCTATCAGTATACTACCGGGGATCGGGAAAGTCGTCCGCGATATTACCTCACCGCTTGCCGTAAAGCAAGGTGGACAGCCGGTCGAGCGCACGGTTCTTCTTGTTGTACGCTGAAGAACGCTCGATGTGAAAATGCTCGCAAATATTGTAAACCGCATTGATTTGCTTGCCCTCGTCGCACATGTAGAACTCGTGCAGCACATATTGCTCGTCCTCAGTCAGATTCTTCCACGCCGGTTGGAACCATGCCATGTACTCCAGTGCCTGCCGGTAACGCTCCTTCAGGACGTCAATTTCCTCTATGCCATTTAGAATGCGTTCCTCACCGGCCTGCGGGTTATGGACGTGCGGCATCCCGTCAAAGCCGGGGCTGCGGACGCTTTCTATCTTTTCATGCTCCGCCCGGATGTCGTCTGGCGTGTGTTCCAGAATGAATTGCATGCTGTCATAGTCCTTGAGGGCGTCCAAGGCGGCAGCCCGTTTGTTCAAGTATTTCCACGCTATCTGCATAACCGCACCTCCATAAAGGAAAGTTGAATTTCACTCGGATTGGCACGGATTGTCGAAGATTGTCTCAGATTTTCAGGTACGCCTTTACGGCGTTGATCAGGGCTGCCTGCGTGCTGTTCTTCTGGGAGAGGGCTTTCAGGATGCGGCCATCAATGGTTCCCTTCGTGATGATGTGCTGAATTACCACAGTATTTGCGGTTTGGCCCTGTCTCCAGAGACGAGCGTTGGTTTGCTGGTAGAGCTCCAGCGACCATGTGAGCCCAAACCAGATGAGCGTGGAGCCACCACACTGCAGGTTGAGTCCATGCCCGGCAGAAGCGGGATGCACGAGGGCCACGGGAAGTTCGCTGTTGTTCCATCTGCGGATGCTGTCAGACGTGTCAAGGCAGGAGAACGGGATGTGGAGCTTGTGCAACCGCTCGGATATTCTAGCGAGATCATGCTTGAACCAGTAGGCCACTAGAACGGGCTTCCCGTTTGCCGCTTCGATCAGGTCCTCTAGCGCGTCCAGCTTTCG